GGATGAATTCAACAATTAAGGATGTAGAACAACGTGTAGCTATACTCTCCTTAAAAGGGAGCATATTAGCAGTCACTTGATCTACAAAGAACTTTTTTGCGAATTCAATAACAAATTTATTCTTGGATAGAATAGACTTTGCTAAACCAGCTTTCACTCCAATTAATTGGAGTAATGCTCGGTACCGAGAGGTCTGATTTGACCCTTTAATGACACCATCATCTCCTAATACGGCATAATCCTTATATCACTCCTTACTTCCACACTGAGATGCGGAAAACTGCATCATCGCATGGTGAGTAAGGGCTAGCATAGCTCAAGAAGATAAAGCTCCCATGGGTTGACCAACAGCATAAGAAACTGAGTCCGGAGAATCACCAGGAATGGTGAATTCCGATACTCGACTCTTTGCTCGGTTTAAACCCGTAGAGTATTTACGACCGACTAAAAGATCCCTTCAGGCCTCAGCAAATTGCTGAGAGTCTGGAACGAGATCTTTAAGTAGGACCTTAAGTAAGCTAACCTGTAGTGAGATAGGAAGTCTGTCGGTCGCTGCACTCAAATCAATAGAAGAGAATAACCCTTTCGGGTTATCTCCATACTGAGATTGAAGGCGGCGAATAGGACTCATCTGATCAAAGGTTCCATCCTGAGGTATTGCTCTTAAAATTTTAAAGAGCCAGATATGCAAAGGATGGAGTAATCACTGTGTTCAGGCATCAACCATGGCAAAAACTCGAACTTTACCTGCGGGCTCCGGTTTATACCGGGTGGCCCCCAAGTTTAGTTTAGAGAAGTCAAACGAGTCTATTCGCTCATTTGACACCATCGCGACGGTCTGAAGACGAGTGATAAAGGTAGATGAATCCTTTATCTGGGGAAGAAATCGCTTTAGAGCCTCTAATAGAGCATTGTCTGACGACTTTCGCAATCAGACACGTGCTGCTATTACTAAGGATCTAACAGAGGAGTTTGTATAAGAAGTCCCAGGTGGATCATCTAAAGTCATGGCCGTAGGGCCAGACTTTAAGATCGGAAACAGCTTAGGCCCTGAAAGTTCAGGAAACTTAAGCATCGTCTCAAGTTGAGGCTTGAAGGAAGTTTCAAGAAACTTCTCTCATGTCGGTAAGAAATGATCAATATTAGGTCCTGGATCGGTTATAGTGGACAGAGATAATTTACCTCTGAACTCTAGAATCCGATATAGGCCTAATAAAGTCATTCAGAGCTTGATACTAGGGATATCTCTATCTCTAGAAATTAAGACTCTAACCCCTGCCGGAATAATTAAAGGAACGCCTGCCCTATTTCGGGATGGGCGCACTTTAAGTTCCGACAAGTCAACTACACGATACCCTGCTACACATTGTTGTAGTAGCACCTGGCAAGCTTTTAAATATAAAACAAGACCTTTCAAACCACTATGTTTAGCTATCCGGTAACACCGGAAGCTAAACCCAGATACCTGTTTCACAACAGATTTGGATGAGCGAGGGCGAACTCCTCTTACTATACAAAGTATAGTTGAGATGAGTCCGCGGCCCTTATTTCTAAAGACCAGACCGTTCATTGTTTTCAATTTTGAGTTGATGACCTTAGTAAGCGTATTAATACGCTCTTTAAGACCATCACTCCAGACTTGTGATCTGCTCTGAGACGCCAAATTAACTTTATTTTTGTGAAGTTTTTTCATAATTATAATTTAATTGGTGTCCTTGCATATCGCAAGACTAGCTTAAAAGCTAGCTGAAAGCTTAAAGCTTTCTGGAGATACTTGTTAAAGAAAACCATGAACCCCTCTTTCCTGTTCGGAATAAATCCAGAGCAGGGGAGTAGGTCCTCGAAAAGAGGTGTGGCAAAGGTCTATATGGATTGTATGAGGATTTAAACCCTCCTCATCCTCCATATTACCTTTCTAACTACCCAATAAATTGGTAATAGTTAGTTTCTTGGCGCGGGGGTTTCCTAACTCACGACTCAGATGCACAGGGCAATTGAGCCATAAGACAAGAAGCACAAGCTTTTTGTGGGCCTCTGAGGAATCAGAG